TCAAACAACCGCGTGACGGTGCTGCGGGACAGCCCAATCAATGCGGCAACCTCAGCCACGGTGTAAACCCGTCTTTCATCCATCTTGGTGGCCCGCTCTCACGCCAGTTTCTGTGCAATTTGCTCATCCAGAATTTCACGGACCGTGAGCGGAATAATGACCGTGTGCTCCCGTCGGAAGAAGCCGTCAATCTCTGTCAGTGAATCCCGCGAGAAATCGAAGCCCACGAAAAAGCCCTTCTTGCGGCGGGTCCTCATCATGGCCGCTTCAAACTTGTCAATATCAGGGCGGCCCACGCGGTCCATTTGCTTGACTTGGATGGGATACCAGTCATCCATGAAGTCCAGCTCCGGTGTGTGCTTGTCAATGGCGCTAGGGGTGGCTCCTACCGGATATATGCGCCCGTCAATTCCCATGTCTCCCACTTGCGTTTTGTTGGGCATTCCGCCAAGCGCAATGACGGCCCAATTCTCAAACTCAAACGGCGGGATCTTGCGAAGTTGCAGCTCCGTCCACGGGAGGTCACGCACGACAAACCCACGGCCAATTTGCCACAGCTTTTCATTCTCGGGGAGACGGCAAATGTCCCGGAGACGCTAGGTGAAACATCAATGCCAATCCACTGGCGGCCTAGATTCTGAGCAGCAACCAACGCAGTGCCGCAACCGCAAAAGGCATCTAAGACAATATCGTTTGGGCGCGTGCTTGCGTTTATGACCCGCTCCAGCAACGGCAAGGGCTTCTGTGTCGGATAACCGAGAGATTCCTTGGCTTGGGAGTTGATGGGGTTGATGTCATCCCACACACTCCCCACGGGCAAGCCCTTCGATTCATCTAAGTAGCGTTTGTAGCGCGGAACCTTCCCGCCCGGAGGAATTGCCACGCGCCCTTCTTGGATGAATTGATCCATCTTTTCTTTCGAGTACCGCCAATAGCCCTCTACCCCAAGCGCGGTGTAATGCGGATTGCCTTTGGACGGTGCTGCACCGCCCGGCGCTCTCAAGTCACCCCACTGGAATGGCCGCCCGTGCTCATCCTTCTGCGAATAGTGGGAATCAATGTAGGTCTGGTCTAGGGGCACATAAAGCTGATTCCAGGTGTACTCGCTACCGCCGGAATAGAAAAGCAGCACGTCATGGAGGCGTCCGAAATGCTTGCTGCCCTGTTTGGCGTCATTGTGCGAAGTTTGCCGCTTCCACACGATTTCGTTTATGAAGTTTTGCTCTCCGAGGATTTGGTCAAGCATGACCTTGACGTAGTGGCTTGCGTGCCAATCGCAGTGATAGTAGAAGCTGCCCGTCTTTTTCAGAACACGCGCCAACTCAACACAACGCGGGCGCATGAATTCGATGTAGGCTTGTGTGGACTCATGGCGGTCATCGAAGGACCGCGTTTCCCGCGTCTCGCCCCAAAACACCTCATAGTTGCGGTTGGAATTGAAAGGCGGGTCAATGTACACGAGGTCCACGCACGTATCCGGTAGCTTCTTGAGCTGCTCCAGGTTGTCCCCGCAATACACTACGCGGGTGTCCACGAGTGCGGACGGCTTGCCCGCCGGTTTGATGGTTGCTGACATTTCCTTAGTCACGGTTGCAACGATTCTAAACGGCTAAGGCGTCCGCGTGTGCGCTAGCCGCATGGGTCCTCCAGGCCGTAGCAGGGCAGCCACGCGACCACCCCGCTACAGGCCGTTAGCACCGTTCCGGGCACCTCCCACAATTCCGGCCATTCGGGCACGCCTCTTGCATGAAGACCCCAATACTCACCCGCTCATCCGGGGTGACGGCGTGACCTTTGGTTGGTGTGACGGCACAGTGGGCGCGGCCCACGGTGACCTCAGCGATTTGGCTTGATTTGCCAGTAACGGCCCATTGGCCCTTTCCGAGCGGTGCGAAGTGCATATAAAGCATGAAGCCTTCCTCCAACAAGCGCGGAAGGGGAGCGGTAATTGAATGCCAGCCCTGACGGCTGTGAGTTTTTCCGTCATTGTGAGCCATATAGCCAAGGAAGTCAACTAGCTTAATTTCAATAAGATAACCGTCCATCTAACAAGTACATCTAGCGAGTATATCTAGCACGTCCCGAGCGCTTAAAGCGGATTACATATTAATCAGCTTGCAATTCCAAGCGGATTAGGCTATAAATTGCTTATGGCATTCACCAACGCGGACAGGCAAGCCGGACGGAACGCAATGGAAAGGGTGATGGATAACTCCCCTTTGAAGCGGGCGCTACGCAAATTCAACGCGGGCCGCCCGACAAAACAGCCCGTTGACACGCCACTAGGCGCGGTGATGTTGGCTGTAGAGCAACGGGACAGGTTGGCGCGGTTGCTCAAAGACGAGGGAGTTGAGGCGCGTATCTCTACAGAGATAATCACCCGGCTCAAGTTGCCGGGGGCTAGTGTGGCCTTCCCGGAAGACACCGTTCTGAATGAAGGCTCCGCACACACCGCCTTACAAGAATTGGAGTTTCACGTACAGAACGGGGGCCGTTTCAATGTATCGGGTTTGGTGTTCGCCATTGAGACGGCTGAGGCCACGGACGTTGTTACATACGCGCTTGAAAGAACGCCCGAGGGGTACGCGGCGTTGCTGACCAAATCGGATGAATTCCGCGTGCGGCAAGCGGGGGAAAGAGGGAGCGATGGACAGGCTTGAAAAAATCGCCGCAACGGCGCAAGTGTGCGCACTCATCTTGGGAAACATGGAGACTGGTGACTTCGCTTTTCTCCCGTTGACCGGGGAGCCACTTTCGCGCCCGTATCTGGAGCATGTCTTTCGGTCCCCCCGTCGCCTACGTATTTGTGGGGTGGCCGGACTTGTGAACGGCTGCCCATGCACGGTGCTTTCTGAGCCTCTTGAAGACGAGGACATACGCGGCCTTGAGGTGTTGTTTGCGGAGTATTGCGAAGACATCATCGGGCGCGTAGGGGGCACATTGAAGGCGGTCTTAGCCACTCCGGCGGATGATTCAATCGCGTGGTGTGAGCGCCTCTATTGGCTGCCAGATACGCGGGACTAGCCCGCACAGTTTTTGCTACCGGGGCGAAAAAGCGCCCCGGCGTTATAAGCCGATAGCGCCCGCAGTACGTGTGGTGGAAACGGCGCGGCAAGGTTCCAATGCGGAGCTGAAGGCCGTGAAAGTTGTACAACCACCAACGGCCAAAAAGGGCCGGAGGCTGACGCGGGTACAGTTCCCAATCCAGGAGCTAGGGACCGCTTGCATGTCGCGGGGAGGCGGCGTGCCCAACCCAAGCGAAACGAGGAAACACGTGAAACTTTTCGATATGAAAGCGGAGCGGGCATCGGCGCTCATGGAAGCGGAGAATCTCACTGTCCACGCGGCTGTGTCCCATCGGAACCTAACTCAAGGTGAGCAAGCCCAAGTGGAAGTCCTACAAGAGAAGGCGAAGACGTTGGGCAAGTCCATCGCGGAATCAGAGGGAGTGAATACACTCACGGGGGTGATGCGCAACAATCCGGCGTTGCTTTTCGGCGGAGGTCAGCCCGGCTCCGGCGCAACATCGCACCGCGCCCAGGCCCCAATGTCTGCGGAATACACGGGCGCGTTTCTCGCGTTTCTCCGTTCGGGTGGAAAGCAAGCTAGCAGCGAGTTGAGCGAAGGCTTTGACCCGTTGTTTGGTGGCTTTGCTTTGCCGTCATTGCCGGGAGTGTCCGCCGCGCTCTATGAGGGTACCGGAAGCGCGGGCGGCTTTGCGGCCACCGTTCCCACGGACCCGAACATAATCGGGTTGGCGGTACCGGATCTTGGTGTACGTTCGTTGGCAAGGGCAATCCCCACGTCCAATGACATCAAGTTGCCAAGTCAATCCACGTTCGGGACAGCCGGAATCAAGGCTGAGAGTGGAGCGGCAACCAACACGTTCACAGAGAGCAATCCAACGCTGGCACAGATAACGCTCTCAGCGTGGATGATGGGCTTGACGCACACCGTCTCTTGGGAACTGTTACAGGATGTCAGCCTCTTCCAAGAGTTTGGCGTCCGTGACCTCCTAAACGCCGTTGCCATTGCTGAGGACGGCTACTTTGTCACCGGCACGGGCACGGCACAGCCACAGGGGCTAATCGGCAACGTGGCAACGGGTACGGGAGCGCCGTATCTTTGGGAAACCACCGGCGCTTATTTGCTCAACGCCACGGACGATATTCTTGGCACGCTCAAAGGGAGCTACTTCCCCAATGCGGCGTGGCTGATGAGCCGTGCAACCGCCGTGGCAATTCGGAAGGCACAGCGGCAAGCGAACCTTTTCGCGGCCTCATGGACGCGTGAAAACGGACGCGATATGCTTCACGGATTCCCCGTGAGCTACAGCGCGGCCATGCCAGCAATTCCCACGGCCACAAGCGCGGGCGTCGTGCCCGTTTTGTTCGGCTCGTTCCAAGACGGCTACGTCATCGGTGACCGTGGCGGCTCGGGTACGTTCGTCAAGATCCTTGACCAGCCACTCGCCACGGCGGGCCAAACCATTTTGCTCGGATACAAGCGCGTTGACGGGCGCGTCCGGCGCTCGGAAGCCATCCAGGCAATCACCATTTCACATTCGTAGAGTTGTGGGGAGTCAAACAGCCCGTGTCAGCGGGTTACTCAAAGGTGCCCCACAGGGCCGTGCAGCCTGCTTAAAGCCTTGAGCCTATCTGACAACTCGGGAGCCGGACTTGCGGGAGTGCGGGTCCGGCTATCGAGATTTGAATTTGAAGGGAGAGAGTATGAAGGTATCCATCAAGTTGTCCACGGAACTGTACAAGGAGTTGCAATCGGCGGCGGCGTCCATGCGTGAGCCGGGCTACTCCGCCGTCAATTTCATAACCGATGTTCTGACAAGTGATCTTGCCTCCAGGCGGTTGCCCCGCATGGCGCTAGGACGGCTTGGCGGGCGCGTCACGGTGGCAAAGGACAACACGGAGCGGGTGAGTCACCGTTTGTGCCTACCCCAATTGGTGAGCTGATGAATTCAAGCGCCGATGACCCGATTGAGCGGGACGTTGTGGGCAGCAAAGACACGATGTCTTGGGTAGACGGGCGCGGCCATGAAGTGACCCGAGCGGTAAATCAGGTTATCAACGTGCGTGACTTTGTTGGCACGCCGGGGTATGCCTTGTTACTCGTGGCGGCCAACACGAACCTTTCAGGCAGTGAGATTGACCGCTATTTGAAACGTATCGCAGGTATCGGACGTAGCCGGAACTGGATTCAAAAGCGCCGTTGGTTGTTTCAGCCACCGGGTACCAGCAATCCCACTTCGCCGGTAGATGTGGACGGCAAGGATGCGCGTGCGAGAGAGATTATGCGAATGTTCCCTGAGTTGTCTGTCCGTGATCTAGCGGCGGTCTTGAAAGAGAACGGGGTCGTCCGTAGCCGTGAATGGGTACGGATTCACAGATGCGAATAGCGACTCTGACAACTCGCTCGCCATAGATAAGGATAAGGATAGTGACGGTGACAATGACAATGACAACATTCCCCATCCCCGTCCGCCGTCGCTCTAAAGGTCTGCGACACGCTCCTTCGGACCGGGTAGGGTTTGGCCTTTTAATTAACGGACAAAAACAGTGAGAAACAACGCAATGAGCATCGTGACGAAACGTCACGGCGACTCGGAAAGAGGGCATCATGGAAGCGACGGAACGTATGCGGGCGGTGATTAGGGTGGTTGACGTACCAGATGCGGCAACCGCAGAGGAAGCGGAGCGGCTTATGAATGGGCCGTTAGACCAAGCCAACTACCTCTTGGTCAATGTGCTCTACATGGAGCCGTTGAGATCCATGCGGGCCGTCTATCGGCTGTCAGCACGGGAACAAGCCGTGAGGCCCAATACAGCCCGTTCCGTGGGTGTCGGTGGCAACAAAGCT